CAAATACTCCCTGTAGTCTAGCCCATGTAAGCTTGTCATCTTGGTCTATGGACCCCGATAACCCAACTTTGTAAACAGCATTCCTGCAAGATAGTAGCACATTGTACCAAGTGTCAGCACGGGAGTGGTGACAGTTATGAGACATAACGCCATCTGCCACAAATAAATGATTTTCTGTTTCAAAGTCATAAACATCTTCTTCTCCCTCTGGATAAGAAATATCTATAACTTTTGTAGTTGCATAACCTGTGTCAATAGGGCTGTCATCCTCTGACTGTACTGGTGTATTTCCTCTATTATCCAATGCTGGTAGCAATAGCCTATCACCTTTTTTAATTGCCATCATAGGCTTAACCAGAAGGTCTTTACCTCTCTTAATAAACATTGGATGTGTCAGCGATCCTGTAATACTACCTTGACCATAAGTAATCCTTACAACTGGTTCTTTCCTATGAATAATGTGACTAGCCTTACCCCCTAGGTATATCTTATCGCCTTCCTTAATATCCTTTATCTTTTTATAGCTACCATTATTCATTGATATTAAGGTATTAGGTATTAAGCACTCATCTGCTATGAACATAACAAAGGAATCAAGTAGATCCTCTATAAACTTCTTCTTGTCTACCTTTTCTTTAGCTTTTTTATAAACAATTTTATTATACTCATCAAGTTTCTGGTTAAAGGCTCTTACAACATCCTCATTAGAGCCACAAGAGTATAAAATGTCTTCAAGGGTTTCCTTTGTTTTATAATCAACTTTCTTAATAGGTCTAAACAGTCTAACAAATGACTTTAGTTCTGCATATGGGTTAACTGTATGTATAAACTTTTCCCTGTAGTCTATTGCCATCTTCTGAATTTGACGTTCCTTAGGCGAATAGCTAAGCCCCTTTGTTGGCTCAATTTTAAGATAAGAGTCAACAGTTGGTATCATGCACACCATAACCTTAGCTATTTTCTTTTTACCACCACCTAAGTAACCAACCTTCATGCCTAGCAGCTTCTCTAAGTTTTCCTTATTCTGTCTAAAGATTTCCTTATTATTAGTAAACATTGCAATTCGTTCGTCAGACTTCAAGCTTGGCAGCAAAGCCTTAATTGCTGCTGCACCTACACCAGTTTTACCAGTTCCTGTGCCATAATTAACAATGCCACCATGCCCACTTGAAAATATCTTGTTAACAGCATTCTCTTGATAGTCACGAAGCTTAAACTTACCTTTCTCAAGAATGTAAGCGTCCCTTATGTTTTCCTCATTAGCAAAAGAATCTGGACGATTATCCACTACTTGGTAAGTAAACTCCCACAAGAACCTAACCTTATCCAAAACTAGTGTTGCACGATTAATCAATCCTGATGCAAAAGAATGACTTTTCTTGTCATAAAAGTGGGACTTCCCATCCCACCTACCACTACGAACTGATGGTGAAAACTGTGCCCCTGGAATATCTTCCGAAAGTTCATCATATAAATACTCGTCTATTCTATCCTTAAGTTTCTGTGGCTCTCCATCAAACACCACAGTAGCTATTGTGTTATCCTGAATTATTTTCACTTATTATCTAACCTTTTTAGAATTTTTTTTAGTAGCTCATTGTTTTCCTTAGCAAGCTTAAAAAGCTCATTGATTCCACCTTGTTTTGATAAGTCATATAGTTCACGCTCAGACTTGTCGCTCTCCGTAGGGATAAATACATGTGCCACAGGAACTCCGTGTCTTAACACTTCTTCTTTATTAGACAAAAAAATCACCTCTATGTTTATAGTAACACAGAGATGATTGTAATGCAACTATTCATTTGTTAAAGCAACTTTAACTTGGTCAACAGAAGGCCGTTGATACGGGTTAGCCGTTGTGAGTTTAAAGTGAAGCTTAAACGACTTTTGCAAAGAACTAAGAGTTTCTGTATAGTGAATGTTAGTCCATTCGGTTGAAACCTGCGTTGTCGTTGGGGTGGACTTGAAGTCAATCCAAGTAGCTCCCTTATCCAAAGAATATTGAGGAACAACGGCAGATTGTCCTGGTAGATTTACTGGGTAATCTAATGAAATAGTATTAAATGGAGATGCATCCATAGGTACAGTTACTGATACATAGTCACCCCGTAAGGCAGTTGTGAAAGCACCAAACTGTAAATCATCAAGAGACATTAGTGGAGAAATGTATTCATTAGCAGTAAAGGTAGCGCGTAGTTGTACCTGTTTAGCAACACCGCCAGCATCTGTGTTTGTAAAGGTTGATAATGCTTTGTAAGGCTGGCTAGTTATATCACCAGTAGCGCCATCATACAAAATCCTATACTCCCATGTGCATCCCGTATTATTTGGGGTCAGATAACTTGCAAATAAAACGAAGGTATCAAGCTTTAAGTTTACAAATGGGCTAAATTCCATAGTGGCTGTTGGGTTGTACTTAGCCGCGTTAACAACAAACTTAAGGTCGGCTGACTGATCTGGCGTCCATGTTTGACCATTTGAAGAAAGGAACAAAACGCCTTCTTGATAAGGTTGACCGGTAACCTTAGTATTGGTTCCCAGTAGGTTACTACCACTACGAGCAACGGCTAAGGTGTAGTCTGCGGAAGATGAACCAACAACAACAACGTAGGAAGACCCAGGAGTAGTCATAACAGGATCGTCAAAAGCAACCTTAGTTACTGCGCTTGCATCACTAGAAACATTAACCTGACTTGGAGTTAATACCTGTGTTGCATACACAATATTATTTGGCATACCAGTATCTGCCATACCCCTAATAGTTATTGTTACATTGTTAGTTGCCGACTTAGACCCAAAGTATAAATCAACACTTGATAGTTGACGAGCGTCAAGCGTTTGAAATGATTGTCCTAAGGGATCAACAAGATGTGCGGTTACATAAGTTGTAATAATTGTGTCTGTTGTTACTTTGTTAATCCCTTGTGCAACGTAAGTGGTCTCAGCACTACTACCATCACTATCTAAAACAACAGCAACTTTACCACAAAGAACATTATTAGGGATATTAAAGGATCCTTTTGCTTCCCCATTACTGTCAGCCATGATTGATCCAGCAACTGTTGAACCAGCTGTGTATCCTTGCGCAGGAACAATTGGAACAATAACATTGTTAAAACGAAGAACCAAGTTATCTTGGTTTACCTTAAGACCCTTAGCATCAAAGGTAATTGTTTGAGGACGCATGTACTGGATTTGCTGCTCTGTTGTTGTAGTACCACCAGATTGAGTAATAGTACCCTTTAAGTCGTCATACCAGTAATTACCACCACCCCATTCATAAATTCCTTCAGTGGTTTTCTTTGAGCTGGGGTTCCATTGTGTATTTTCATTATACCAGTTTTGAGTAGCGCTTGCTGCTTTGCCTAAAGTATTGTGAACCCACCAGCGATCTGTAGCGTATGTATAATAATCTGTTTGGTAAACTTGGGTATGCTCATTATTAACCCAGTTATCTGAACTTGGGCTAATAGTTAATGATCCCTCTTCTTTGGTGTTATCAAAGGGAACTACAGACATAAACTCAGTAGCTTGCAACTGTTGCACAATTGGAAATTCAGTAAAGGGAGCAGATATTAATTTGCCCCAAGTTGCCGCAGTAGAACTGTCTCCAATAATATGTGCTTGGTATGGATCTTCTGCATTTCTAGGCAAGGTAATTCTACCATCATCAAAGCTAAACATAACATTTGCTTTAAAACCATCGGTGGCAGTTCCCCTACTGTCATAAGATTCATCAAATCTATCCAAGGTCACAAAAGCATCCGTAAAAATACCACGAAGAGCAACGGGACTGTGATCCTGTATTGTTTGATTGTCAAGGGATTGTAACGCCTGATTATATTCAAGGTTTTCAACACGAGCAACCACTTTTTGGAGCTTTTCCATTGTTAAGTTTGTAACAGCATCGGTTAAAACGGAACCTGTATCAGAATTAGGATACAGCTTAGCAGCACCAATACGTAGCGTAAATGGATCATTAAACTCTGGTTCGCCTACTAAGTCAGCACGTGCTGGTTGTCCCTTATGAATAACAAAGTCGCCATCTTTATTAAGCGTAATAATATCTATTCGTGCCCAATAAATATCATAGTTAATAGTAATGTATCCTTGATCCTTTGGCACGTATGCTGCTGTATTGCCACTTCCCTTAGCACCAGCAAAACTGATTGTAGAGATGCCATTAACATCTTTGCTTATTGTGGCCGTATAGTCAACACCGCCACCCGTTAGTACTTTATTATATGTTGCAGTAACAACATAGCTTGAGTTAACAGATGGTTCCTGCCCTGTTGGAAAACTCCAGTCTACTGAATTACCAGACACTCTGTAATCAGTACCTTCAGCAAAGGTTCTTCCACTTGTACCTTCTGTATAGACCTTATCAACACTAATCAAGTTGTTAACAATAAAATCTGTACCATCTTGGGAACCATGCGTAATTGTAAAGTTTTGCTGTACCTGTGCTGACACTTGATTAATCGCTTTTACATTCGGAACAGCCAAGCTATATACATCTGTACCCTTGTGATATACATGCTGTTCAGACGTAATTGTTTCTGTCTCTGTCGACTTGTCAAGAGCTAACCTTGTTGGATTAGGCTTGCTTACTTCATACCCTTGTACAAACGCAATACCAGGCTGAATATTAAGGGTCACTTTAGTTGTATCATCTTTATCTGGAGAAAGCGTCATAAGGAATCCAGTTTCCTTACCCGTTGTAGCGCCCACTCTATAGTTACCATTTGTTTCAAAAGTACGCCTTGCCATAATATCTTGTACTTGTGATAACTGACTGTTTAAATTCTGTCGGTATAGAACAGCATTGTTAAATGTGTAAATAGTAGCTGCGGTACTATCATTAACAGTCAAAACAACTGTCTCTTTAAGCCTGTCTGCACCTGCTGATCCAGCACTAGGTACATCTTGTGTAGGGTCATTAAGCGAGCTATCATCAGAAGCTTTAACAATACTCTGTGAAATCTTAACCCCAACAGTCTCCATACCTGTTCCTGTTAAAGTTACTGTCTGTCCGCTATAACTTCTAACCTTACCCGCTAGATAAACAGAACCAGAATTAACAGTTATTTTGTTTCCATCTTGTGTGTAACCCATACCCGATTGAATATCGCCATCACGCATAATGCTGTCCCCTAAGGCACCAATATAGTGGCCTAAGGTTGACTGTAGCTCATTAAGCTCTCTCTGCTGTAATGGCCTATCAGGATTGAACAGTAACATTGTCCAATCCTTAGTAGCGTCATACCTATCAAAGTATGGGGTTGTTGTTATATCTATTTCGTCTGCCATTTATATTGCCTTTCTTTTAAGCTTCTAAAGGAGCTAATGTGTATAATGCCCCAAGTTTTACCGAAGTTTCATCATCTAATGTATTAACCGCCTTATTTGCATATGAAATAAGTATTCCTGTATTTGCTACATCAGTTGGTAAAATAACTGGTTTCGTTACCCCTTGCTTTGGTACAAGACCTACATTTACCCCTGTTGTTCGGTAAGAAACATTATCTGATCCTATATCTGATTTTGCAACTGTTGTCTCAAAGTATACATAAGTTGCTCCCTGTGAATAGGCATCTGCTTGTGCTACCCTAACATAGGTGGCTTCTCCCCACACGATTGCATCGCTAGGCACCGTTTCCCCTTGCTTTAGTGGGCGGCATAATGTGGCTACCTTAACTTGAGCATAGGCAATCGGGTTAGCAATAGTGGATGCTGTAGGGTCTTCTGCTGGTGGGGTGTCATTACTATTCCACGTGGCTGCTTGCCCAATAGAAAAGTAAACTGAAGAATACTTTTGAACAAGGTCTAAAGCGAGTAGTGTTCTAGCTTTATTTGTTGTAATTGTCATTTTAAGCCTTCTTTATGTTTGTTTCTAACTGATCTGATTTTAAGTTACTACCCATACCAGGCAATGCTAGTCTTATGTAAATGCCAGCAGCTGCATAAGAAATCCTACAAGTATCATTACTCGTTACTACTAGAGGAACTGTTATGTCTGACCCAGTATAGCTAATTTTGCTCTTATCAATATCTATTATACCATCTTTATTAGGGGCAATCCCATTTATTAGCACAGCTTTGTCAGATACTACTTTTTCTTGTATAGCTATATTGCTATCTTTTAGCATTGATACAACTTTTTCATAGTTAGTACTTCCACTGTAAAGATTTACTATTGAACTGTAATTATTAACTAATTGATTATACAAGGATAAGGTGCCATCTACCATGTTCTCATAGTATTCAGGATCAGCTGGGTTAGGCGACCAAGGAGAAACAGTGGGTTCTTGTGCTAACT